GCATTGGAGGCCGAATGAAGCGCCTCCCATACCCGCTCGGCCTAATGCTCATGGCCCGCCGCTGCGACATCGACGCCCCTAGGACGCCATACGCCGCCGCTCGTGAGCTTGAGTCACAGCCGATCGAGCGGCGCGAAGTCCGAGGCCGCATCTATGTCCTGCGCGGTGAGCAGGCTTGTATCGCGCGAAATGCGCGGAGTTGGAGCCTGTCATGAACTGCCCAGACTTCCACAAGCTCTACAGCGACTTCATCACCGACCCATCGGATGAGATGGCGGTGGCAGCTGCAGTCCTGATGGGCAAGGCCAGCTGCGGAGTTCAAGAGGCTTGCAACATCTTCGCGGCTGGATTTGCAGCGGGATACGTCGTGCGAGCTAAGCACCAGGTGGTTGAGGAAGCGGCTGAGGCATTGGCGGAATTTGAAGGGAGAGCGCAATGAGCGACTTACCAGTGATCAAGCCCGAGTTGCTTGTTGGAATCACGATGACGCAAGCGCAGAAGGATAAGTGGTTGGAGGCTTTGAGGAGCGGCCGATATCCTCAAGGTAAATGCTGTTTGCATAAAAACGGAAAGTTCTGCTGCCTTGGTGTTTATGCCCATGCAGTTTGTGGCTTTGATCCAATGTCATTGCTTTACACCGCCTCTCTATCAGGTTCATTGGAGATCAATGATCTTGGTGAGGATTTCGGCAATAGCGTGCAAGTAGAGCTGGCAAGCATGAATGACAACGGCCAGGACTTCGAGTCTATTGCCAACTTCATCGAAGCCAACATCCCCGCCTGCGACGCGGTGAAGCCATGAACTCACTCGCCAAGTTGGAAACCAGCGACCTCAAGCAACTCGCGGACCAGCTAGAAGACCAGCTTGGCGACGTAGCCTCAGAGCTCGAATACCGCCTGACACATATCCAGGTCGGCGGCCACACCATCCGGCTGCGATTCGACCACATCGGTCCGCAAGTGCTCTGCTGGCGCGCAGACGGCGAGCAGCCGAACCGTATTGGACAAGGCAGTGACTGCTGGGCTGCGCGCGAGGACTTGCTAGAGATGCTGCAGAGCTGGGGCTGTGATGAGCCCTGCGATTCTGCGGAGTTGGATCGGGTGGATTCGATGGATGCGGAGGATTTCAGGTCATGAGCGTCACTTGGCACAACGTCTACACAGACGAGAGCATTGGTTTCCACGCCAGCGCCGAATACGCGGCTTCGTTCGGTACTCAGTTCGGACCTGACTGGCTCCGCGTCGAGCAGCGCTGGAACGGCCACTGGCTGAGGCCGTGCGTGGGTATTAGCAATGATCATGCTAGCCATGTCCGGATGGAACGCATTGATCGTAGAGCTGATGGGTTCACGGTCAAATGGTCGACCCTTGAGCCACGCCAATGACTCCCCTCGAATTCGACCACCAGCTACGCAAGCGGCTGCTGAATTTCCGCCAGTCCCTAAACCGCGGAGCGCAGTGCATGAACATGTCGAGTGATGCGCTGGAGCGAGCACTGATCGCCAGCCGCAAGAGCTCGCTGCGCCTGGAGGCATCGACGATGCGGCTGCAGCGGTGTTTGGAGGCGAACAACCTGTGAAGACCATCACCCTATCCCTAGGCCTGCTCCTCACCGCCTGCGCCCACGGCCCGCACTACACAGTGACGCTCGATGTGTACCTGCGGGACGCGGATGCGCTGTGCCGTCAGGCATGGGCTGCAGCTCTGCCCGATCACGGGCCGGCCATCACTGAGATGCTGACCATGCAGAACGGCAAGTTTGATCCGCAACGTTGCCTGGCGACGGTGTACCAAAAGATGCGGCTTGAGGGTGCGGAGAGTCGTGGGATTTATGTGCAGGAGTCGCAGAAATGAGTTTTAGCAACTACGATTTTAGTGAATCAATTCGCGGCGAGGGGATTGAGCGAGAGTCAATAAAGCGAGTACTGGCGGCTCATGGCGTTACAGAGGCTTCATGCTGTGAAAGCTGCGGCGGGGAATGGAGCGGAGGATTTCTCCTTGAGATGAAAGATGGCCGGTTCGCCTATGTCACCGGTTGGTGCGACTACACTGGATGGGGCTGCCGGGATGGAACTACGGTCACTTGGTTTGACCATGAGCCTGATACAACAAGTCTTCAGGCTATCGGAGAGGTTGAGTGGGAAACGGTTCTACCTGACCTACAGCGATATATAGAGACCGGTGAGGGAGGACTAGAGTGAGCGGCGATCTACGGCCAGTGACCTACCACTACAAGCTCTCGCACGCCGAGAAGCTGCGTCGCGTTGCCGGCAAGCTCGCCAAGCTCGGCGACACCGACTGCATCGAGGTGGCGCTATGGATGCACAACACAGCGAACAAGATCGAGAACGAGTTCTCAAGATCCAACGTCGTCAAGTTCGCGCCGCGGCAGCCGGAGCCGCCGAATAGCGCGGCATAGTTTCTTTGATCAACCACTAGAGAATTTTGGAGTTACACGAATCATGAGTATCGCCGTTCTCATACTTGGCCAAAGCGGGACTGGCAAGTCTGCCAGTCTCCGCAACATGGACCCCTCGCAAACCCTGTTAATACAGGTGATTCCGAAGCCTTTGCCGTTCCGTAACAAGGACTGGAAGCCTGTTGGAAAGGATGGCGGCAACATTTTGGTTCGCAATCGCAGCGACCAGATCTGCGAAGCCATGAGCAAGACTAGCCGTCCCATCATCGTGTTGGATGATTTCCAGTACTTGCTGGCCACCGAGTTCATGGCTCGAGCTCACGAGACTGGCTACACGAAGTTCACAGAGATGGCGCGTCACTACTACGATGTCTTGACAGCGGCCAGTCAGCTCGATCCTTCCAAGCGCGTGTACCTTATCTCGCACACCGACACCACCGACACCGGGCAGGTCAAGGCGAAGACAATTGGGAAGCTCCTTGACGAGAAGATCACTGTCGAAGGCTTGGTGACCATTGTACTGCGTACTCACGTCATCAACGGACGATACGTCTTCAGCACGCGTAATAGCGGTTCAGACACGGTTAAGACGCCTATCTCGCTGTTCGATGATGAGTTCATCGACAATGATCTGAGCATGGTTGATCAGAAGGTGATCGAGTACTACGAGCTTTCACAGGCTGCCTAACACTATGTCTCGAGCACGCACAGACGAGCAAATGAGAGATTTTCTCGATGCAAAAAGCACTCCAGTTCCTGGACCTGGATGCTTAATTTGGTTGGGCGGTCTCGACAAGGACGGCTATGGCCAATGCTCCTACAGAAACCGAAACATGCGTGCTCATAGAGTTTCATATCTGTTGCACAAGGGGCCCTTGCTTCAAGGCAAGGTGATCATGCACGTTTGTGATACTCCCGCTTGTATCAATCCAGACCATTTGGAGCAAGTCGATCAGATCGTCAATGACCGAGATAGAGACGCCAAAGGTCGGCATTGGGCACAAAAGGGAGATGATCACTACATGCGCAGAAATCCCCTTTTGCGGTCTGGTGAGAAATGCCCTAGCTCAAAGCTGACGGCAGACCAGGTTTTGAAGATCCGGGATCTTTTTGCATCAGGTATTTCTCAGCCAGTAATCGCTTCGAAATTTGGAATATCAAGACCTGCCGTCAGTGCGATTGTTGTCCGAAGAAATTGGAAACATCTTTAACTATAGGAATTACGAAAATGCCACTGGTACTTAACACCGCCGAAGCCCGCAAGGCCGACAACTTCTCATCCGTGATACGCGACACCGGCAAGTACATTTGCACCATCACACGCGCCCAGAAACTTCTCAGCAAGAAGGGCACCGAGGGCGTTGGTTTCTCGGTGAAGTCCGATGATGGTGCCACGGCCAACTATCTTGACGTCTGGACCGTCAGCGCTGCCGGCAAGGGCCTTATGGGCAACGGCATTGTGAATGCAATTCTGTGCTGCGCAAAGATCAAGGAAGCCGCCGAGGGCACAATCGAATTCGATGTCTGGGATAACGATGAGCGTCGCATGGTCAAGACTAGCGCCGAGGGATATCCGGCTCTCATGGGCAAGAAGATCGGCCTGGTACTGCAGCGCGAACTCTCAACTCGAGAAGACACTGGCGACGAACAGGAC